CGTTAGGGGAAATCCAATCTTCCAAGACAAGGAGTTTCTCGTATGGGCACACCCTTTCAGGCGCAACCATATGGAGATATATTCTCTCGTCCGTCAGCCATGACTCACCAATTTGTAAGTCTCGGTCTGTCTAGAAACGTTGCAAGATTTTTGGCCTTTACTATCACCCGGAGAGCCTCTACTCGAGGTTCCGAGGATACGGTAATTTGGCTCAAGAATCTAGCTAATGAAGTCCTAACTGGTGAATTGGCCCCGTGGAACAGCCGTTTGCACGGTCGTTCTTATTGGGTCTCTATCCTCCTGCAGAACTTACCACAATCACGTGTTTTAAGGATTTTCCGCATCTACACTCTTGTAAAAGCGGAAAAGGCCTCGCCCAAGCAACTGAATAAGTTCTTTGGCTCTATGGCTTTACCAAACAAACCCGTACCTGAATCCCTAGTCGATTTATTCGACCTAGGTGTTCAAATCCTCCTTGGACAATTTAGGGGAACTGTTAACATTAAAGAAATTGATTCTTTTTCTTTTTCTAAAATGATGCAGTCTCCAAGGAGCCGCCCCCGGTACGTTCTAGAGTCAGGTGGATTCCACCTTCGTAACACCCCTTCTAGAGATGGCCTTAAGGCCCAAATGGCATCTGTTTCTTCTGATGCTCGTTTACTCTCTGACTGGATGATACACAGTAAAAGATTTGGTGACCAAGGCGTTAATGTGTCTGTTTTATTTTCAAAGACACTTCAACTTCAGGCTCTATCTAGGCCTTATGGGCTTAAATATGACCGGTCTTGGGAAGACTTGGCTGTAGATAGGATTACAGACCTATTTACCCGTTTACCTGTAGGTAAAGTTTCAGGTATTCAAGAGTCTGGCTACAAGCTTCGTGCTGTAGCTAACCCACATCCCATCCTCCAATGGCTTATGAGCCCCCTCAAAGATTTGTCTTTTGACTTTCTTAGAGGTTTACCTAATGATTGTACTTTTAATCAAACTAGGTATATGGAAGATGTGCGAGCATCATTGCGGTCGAACTATGATAGTCTATCCACCTCTCCGAAATCCGAAAAGGTACAGGACATTGTGCATACCTATCATAGCGTAGACTTATCTGATGCTACCAACAGCTTTCCTATGAACGTCCAGATTAGAATTTTTCGATCTATTATTGATCGTTTGGTTCCTTCTGACGTCGATGAAAAAGCCAATAAGCTTCTTCATCAATCACTGGAAATGTTCAAGGTTGTGTCTCGCAGCGAATGGGAACAGTCTTTTGACAGTTCTCGACCAAATGATGTCCGTTGGACAAAAGGCCAACCTTTAGGTTTAGGCCCTTCATTTGCTCTTTTTTCCGTTGCGCACCACGCTTTACTGTCTGGACTTCAAGCTCTTCATGGTGGTGAATACTTTATCCTCGGTGATGACATTGTCATCCGTGGGGATTCACTCCATGCGGGGTACCTCTCAGCACTCGATGAGTTAGGGGTAAACTTTTCACCTGAAAAGTCTATTTCCTCTGATACGCTTGTTGAGTTCGCTGGTTTCGTTGTTACGCCTTTCCGTTACTATCGTAAAGGAAAAATGCTTAACTTCGACCGTTTTGATCGTTCTCAATCCCTTGCTTATGTTAAGGATTATCCCGACGTAGGTCTGGATTACCTTATCACTGCTTTGGATATGAACTACATTACGGAACCTGTTCTTAGGAAAATCGCTTTTGAAACCATTATGGTTTCTTGCTTTCTTCCTCCAGAACTTGGTTACCCTGGCAACTTCCATGACTCTTGGGATTGGGGACGATACGTCTTCCCTGCCCATATGTCTTCGAAGGCACACACAGGAATCATTCGAAAGACCTTACCTCTTGGTATTGATCTTTTGAATTCTCAGCTTGCGTCAGATTCCCTTCCTTCCATTTGGAAGAACTGGAACTATCGTGAACTGTTGGATCCTACTCTTTTCAGAGAGGGATCTTTCTCTTCTCCTGTGACCGTCTTACCGTTGGCCACTAAGCAATCAACGAAGAAATTCTTCCGACGATTACTTTCTGGTATTGGCTACGAGAACCAGTTATCATTCTGTAAATGGTTTCTGGATCGCGCTCCTCACATCGAGGAAAAGGAACTTGAGGCTTGGTTGTTCTACTAGTCTCCTTTCTTTAGCGATTTGTTGTCCTCCCC